TTCCAGTTAGCGTTCTGTGCTCCAAAAGATAGAGTCATAACTTTGAAATCGTTTACAGTTTCTTTGTATAGTTTATTGCCAGATGGGCTAGTTACTTCTTCCCATGTGTCTACTCTTTGTTCTGTATGCATAATCTCTGTTACATACACCCATAGAGCAAACTTATGTCTTGGAGCTTTTCTCCTGCCATCTTCGTAAACCATAGCCTCGCTTGGAACGGATGCTACGGGTTCACCATTTTCTACTAGCACACTAGTCCAGCTCTTATCCATTCCTTGTTGAAATTCATAAATGTAAAAGTCATCCAAGTGGATATCGCCTTCTTCTCCTGTGGCTATGCTTTTCATGAAAACTTGGTCACCATCTTTTAGCCATACTTCTTTTCCAGAAGAC